TAGATCATCCTCATCGTGAGTATCTTTATCAGCTAATATAACAACAAACTCATCTGTTTCTTTATATAACCAACCAAGAGAGTCCACACTACAAACAGCAGACTTATCAAGATCTTCTTTTTCTATCCATCCACCAAGAGAGTTCTCATTTGTATCAAGCCAAGTAACTAAAACTATCTTCATTTTTTCCTTAAATGTTTGTACTGTTTTCTTTGTTCGACTGTGCCACTAAAATAATCTTTGTTCCAATTGTCGTAGTAACCAATTTTTTTTAATGACGTACTAGCTTCTTCTAATTCATCAAATGATTGTATGAGTACCATCAGAAAATCGTTATGACTCTCCCATGCTGTATCTTGCAAGAAATCTATTTCTTCATCAAAATCCTCTGGATGTGATGCCATTAAATATACATTTCTTGGAACATACACATAGTTAAGTGCATGAATATAGTCGGCTAGTTCATCAGCAGTTATGGATAAATCAGAACAAGCAACGATAGAAATTTTACCTTTAAAATTATCAGCTTCTTTTATGACAGCTTCAAGGTATGTTGAGGGATCGTTGTGTTCTATAATGTTTATGTGATTGTCTAGCCTTGTTTTTTTTGCGTAAGGACAAACAGGAAAGTTGTTTAAATGTTTGTTGGGTATTTCTAAAAAGTCTTTCGACCAGGATAATATATCTTCCTTTATCGTTCTCACTTTTTCTTTATTTGTTTAGAGATATACATATTCTTCACTAAACTTGTTTTCTTACCAAACTTCTTGTCTGCTTTTTTCTTGGCAGCAGAATACCCTTTTTTATTTTTTATCTTTTTTGATTTGCCTAGACTTTTTGGTCTTGGCTTTTCCCATACCGGTTTTTTTTTCATATCTCCTCATTACTAATGGTTGTTTCCACTCTCCTATTGTGAAAGTGTTTGTTAAAACTTCTGCAATTTTTTTAAGTTCTTGATCTACCACTTAACTTTATTTGACCAATAAGCTGCTGACATCTTACCTTTATTAATATTTTTACTATGTCTTGCTTTGAATGACCTGGAGCGACTTGTATTTTTTTTATCTCCAGACACACCTTGCTGACCAAAGCGAATGGTTTTTATTTTATCACCCTCTTTGGCAACAACGATGTGAGATTTTTTAGGATGCGATGGAGTACGTTTAGGTTTGTTAAAACCACTTACTCCTGCTCTTTTTAATCTTAGATCTGCCATTAATTAAATAGCACCAATTACTACGATTACGATTATCGCAACAATACCGGCTTTAATCCAATCCTTCATGCTCCAGTCAGACCACTCTTTTAAGTGACTCCATAAGTCTTGTAATAATTTCATATTACCTCCTATTTTTTAAATTTACGACCTACAAAAAATACTATTAGGTTTTGAATAGTATTTATAGTAACCATTAGCACTAGCCATAGTTCCCATAATTCCATTACTTCTTAAAAAATTTAGTTGCACCTTTGATACCATAACTAGCACTTACGATTGCTCCCCAAGTCCAAAAATACCAATCTGGAACGTTATCTTTTAATGCTAAAAAACCAGACTCAACATAAATTTGAAGAGGTGGTATCCATATCATTATCATTGGCACACTCCACAATATTAAAATCCATTCGTCTTTCCACGAGTCTTTAGATCCTTTTATTGCTTCAATATCCCAATCCATTTCTCCTTTAATTTGTTTTTCCATCAAAGAAGTTTTTGCTTTTATTTCTGTTATCTTTTGTTCTGCTTTAACTTTGCGAGTTGCTGCTACATTTTTAACAACGTCTCCGGCAACTCCCAACAATGGTTTAATTAATAAGTTTAACATATACCCTCAATCTGATTATAATATAAATATAGCTGTGCAATTTGTGTGGCTACGAAGATAAGAAAAGAAACCAAAAAAATTAATTTAAACATTTTTACTGTTCAATGCCTTCTAAAATCTGACTTAAATAGTGTACTCTATTTGTCGCTTGATTTTTGTACCATACAGAGTCTTTTAGTTCTTCCGAAGCTGATTGGTAATCGGACTTGCTTAAACCTTCTATACACTTCTTAAAACGAGAAAATCCTGTCTTACCTAAGACAAAAACACATTCAATTACTACTTCACGAGCAATTTCACTAATGTTTGGACAATCTTTTAGTATTTCATCAGCACCTCTTACTGCAATAGCAAAATCGTACTCAAAAACTTTTTCTAAGTGTCTATGATCGTACTGTTTATCATCATCCCACTTCTCATCAGATCTACATAGATGACCATAACCTATTGTTCTCTTACCTAATGAGTCTAAATAAACTTTATTGCGATAGCCTTCATGTTCTTTGATACGTTCCTTTAATTCTTGATATTCCATAACGTCTTTTTCTTTCGTAAAATTTGTAAACCTTTTTCTAGGTAAATCATGGCATCGCCTAACTCTTCCAAAGTATCGACAAACATTTCTTCTAATTCTTTATCGGCTTGATCCATAGTATTGCCAAACTTCTTTGTACCTGCTTGTGATCTATCGGCTATGCGTTGGCAAACTTTTCTTGCAATAGGATCTTCTATATCCTTCATATCGTACCAGTCCATTCTCCCTTATCGTTTAAGGGCATTGAGTAAATAACTGGCTGTGAATTTATAATAGCACCTACACTAATTATTGGTCTTTTGATATAATTTTTTGCATACTTAAATGCTTCATGTTTTGGATTTATAGAACAACCAACACACATAGCAAAGTTTAATGCTAGGGGGGAAGATATGAGAGTTAGTTGGCTCAAAGTGTGTTGATGTCCTGCCACATAACTCATGCCTAATTCTTTTGCACTAGCAACAACGTTGGATTTAAAATGATGTGTAAAAAAAACTTTAGTTTTATTTGGCAGCTCTACAATAAGTTTATCATGCCAAGTCCATTTCCATTTTTTTTCTATTTCTAATATGTCGTTGATGTGTCTAAGAAAAGAATTTGGTATTGCAGATTTTTCTGCAAGTCGCTGAATGCGTATATCGTGATTGCCATAAATAATTGGCATTGCAGCAGGAAATATTTTGCGTAGTTTTTTGATACATCTAATAGCATCTTTTATTTCGTATTTTATATTTGGCAACTCTGCACTATGCAAATGCTGACTAATTGCATGAAAGTCAACAAGATCCCCAATATGAATTACTTGCGTTGGTTTTATTTTATCTCGTAATTTTTTTATCCATTCAAAATAACCTGGCATTTGATATGGAAAATGCGTGTCGCTTAAAATAAGCAATCGTTTAGTGTTCATACAGTTCCTTTAGTAAGGATGATTAGTCCATTAATTTAAAAAATGTATAAATTGCTCCTAATACTGATCCGATAAATATGGCTGTTCTAATAGCACCTTTTCCAGTTGCCATTTCTTGTTTTAATTTCATTACTTCTTGTCTGTTTTCTTTTACCTCAGATTTAATTTCATCTAATGTTTTACAAATTTGACTATATTGTGTTTCCCACTCAGACATTTGTATTACCTATGTTTGAGCCACATTGAAATATAACTGTTAATTTTCTTTCTTTTAAATCAGCATCAAGATAATCAGCTAAATTGTTTTTTGCTAAATTACATTCTATATTATCATTAAAACTTAAAGGTACTTCACTTTTAAAACATAGTGTTTGATCTAACTCTCCTACATTAAGCATACAAATCATCGCAAATATTTTAAACATAATACATTTCATGTGTCATAAAAAAACAATATCCAAACATTAGTATTTATCCTCTATAATTTTATAAATTTTCATGTTGCCTTCTGCATCTGGTCTTAACTCTGCTTTGACTTGACCACACTCATAGCGAATAACATTAGTTCTTCCTTCTGCTAAATTTCTCTCAGCTTCTCTTTTAGCTTTTAAACAATGAGATAAACCATCAGTTATCATGTGTCCGTCTAACGAGCCATTAACAAACATACAAAGACTAAAAACTATTTCAATTACTCCCATTATTTCTTACCTTATCCTTTAATAATT